GGCATCATCTGACTCAAATCCAAGGACGGCAAAAAGACATCCACACCAGATAGAGTAAGGGTAAAATTCCCAAGAGGAACGCAGATAAAATTAAATGCCATTCCGCTGACACAAACCCACCCAACCGCTGGACGCCATCCAGACACAAAGAGCGAAGAGCTTTTAGCTTCTTCTTTGTTAACTGCAATCTGGGCTTTAGCCAACTCTTGAGCGTGTCTTTCAGCCATTGTAGATATTTCATGGGCAAGCCTATTCCTTTCATCTGAGTCTGGGATGAACTTATCTAGTAGGGATGTAACTGGGCCAATCAACAGTTCTAACATTAACGCACCATGTAAACAACAAACGATGCCGCAGCACTAACGCCTATCCACAAGAATCTTTCGCTGGTCTTTATTAGCTTTGAGTTAATAATAACATCTTCTGTTACTTCTAACAGCTTGTCTTCTTGTTCGTCAAGCCGCTTCTCAAAACGCTCCATCCTAGTCAAAAGAGCCATTATTCTTTCGTCAACTACAGCAATCTGACTAACGGCCTCGCACACTTTGTCCAAGACCTTCTCCATGCGCTCTATTCTAAACTCACTGACTTCCACGGCTAACAATCACCAGAGCCGCCAAATGTGAAAGAATCGCACTCTTCTGTTTCTTCTTCTACAACCACTTCTTCTTCGCAGACAGTAGAGCTACCACCAAAGGTAAACCCTGAGTCTTGGCAGACTTCTGTTACTTCTACCAAAGGCGTCAAAGGTCGAATGTCAAAGCCACCTTCATCAAACCTAGTAAACGACCACACAGTCCCCTCATCTACGTACACCTTAGAGCCTACGGGCAAATCAATTACCGTACCGTCCTCTAAGTAAAGTTCAGCAGCAGACGCAGTAAAAGCAGCTAAAGCTAATAGGAAAGTTAATGCCTTCATTTCTTAATGTCCTTTGTTTGTGTCTCAGTTTCAACTTCAGTGTGCGAACAAAAGCCCAAGCACACCGTAGATTTCTCTTGTAGTGTGCCTGAGCATCCACAGAGTAACACGAGTGCTAGGGCTGCTAAGAGTTTCATGATGCCCAAGGTGTACCTGTGCCGTGAGTAGGGTTGGCCTTCTCATCAATCTGAGCCTGCACAGAGGCTTCCACAGACTCCTGCTCAGTAGACGTGTCGTCCATCTTGTTTGTAGCCATATCAGCCATAAGCCAGCCTAATACGGTTTCCTCGGTAATCTTGTCCCAAGGCATGAAGTCATTCGAAGAAGGCTCTGGCAACGCCTTAGTGCCGTAAGCTGAACCTACGTTACCGTCTGCATCTTCGCCTGTGCAGCGCCAGTGGGCTACAGTAGCTACGTTGTCTAGACCATCTTTAGATACTTCGTAGTCTAGGGATGAAACTGTCCATGTAATCGTTGTCATTCTTTATGCTCCCTTGAGTGCCGCTACTTCGGCCTGTAGTGTTTCAATCATTGCTTGCTGCTCCTGCATGGCCTTGACCAACGAAGGAATCATGTCGCCCATCTTTATGCCTTTCTTGGACTCACCTTCAGCGTACTCGTAGTCTTGGACGATTTCAGGCATAACCTCCTCGACTTCCTGAGCAACAAAACCCATGATGTCGGTGCCGTCACCATTGATCCAATCGAAGCGGCGAGGCTTGAGAGCCTTGATGGTGTCTAAGCCCTTGTCTAAGTCTCTCACGTTCTCCTTCAAGGACGCGTCAGATAGCCCTGTAATGCTTGTAGAAGTGGCATATATCTGCCCAGCGTGGCTTACTTGAAATTTATTTGTGTTGTTATGAGTAAACCCTGTAAAGTAACGCGAAGCGGTTCCTCCATCGTATTCAGAACTGATTTTTGATTGAAGGTCGATACTGTTAGGGGTAAAGCTAATGCTACGCCCAGACGTTCCCCCGTCCCAGTATGAGGAACCGTCAGGAGAGATTTGAACGCCTGAGTCAACTCCAGCACCTGATGCAGTACGCCCAACCAGCAAGTTTCCTGAGACGTCGATACGCATGGCTTCTGCTGAGTTGTTCCAGTTGTACAGTCGTAAGTCCTGTGCTCCAGTGGTGCCGATGGTGGCTAGTGCCCACTCCTCATTGCCGTTAGAAGCAAACCCTATACCTGCGTTGCCGTTGGCACCCGTCGTATCAACCAGCACGTTACGGCTGTCGCCAGTGCCGAGGGACTTGACGTGCAGCTGCCGGTTAGGAGAAGGCGCACCAATACCCACGTTTCCACTTGTTCTCTTAATAACCATAGATGGAGTCGATGACCCCCCATAGTTAAATTGCAGGTCAGCGCCTACGTTAGCCATACGCCACTGCGTAGCTACTCTAGGGCTGCTATCGCTGGGATCCCTACCTGTGAGGATTATCCCAGCGTCTTGTGAGCCGTAGCTGGTTGGACTATCCATCACTAAGAGATTAGGGTTCGTACCGTAGACATGAAGATTCTCTGCTGGATTACTCGCACCAATACCCACGTTTCCTGAGGCGTCGATACGCATGCGCTCGGTGGCAGATGTTGAAATCACGACATCTTTAGCATCTTCGTGGTATATAATACCATCGCCAGTAAGTGCGCCAGATAAGCCTACATAGAAACCACTCGCGGTAGATTGGTTTTTAAACTGTAGCAGCCCATCGCCCGCGCTGGTAGACTGCAGAAGCATACGAGCAGAGCTACCCGACCCTTTTACGTGGAGCAGTTTAGATGGGTTTGTCTCGTTAATACCCACGTTTCCTGTCGTAGTTACAGCTATGGTAGAAGATGCGGAGGACGTACTGTTATTCTGTAGGGATGCAGTCCCGTTATTGAACTCCGCCCACTTCCAGTAGTGAGTGGCTGTGTCTTGGCCCCACTTGAATCCAGCGGTAGTACCACTTGCGTCGGACTCTATTTCACCACCTATCAGGGCGTTACCACCGACGTGCAGTTTCTCAGTTGGATTCGAGGCGTTGATGCCGACGTTTCCTGAGGCGTTGATAACCATGCGCTCTGTGTCGCTTGAGGTGTTAGAGAATACAAAATCCTTGCCAGTGTTGATGTGAAACTTACAAGACGCTGCATTGTTCTCAATCGTAAAGGTGTCTGAGGCTGTGGAGTCAACAATAGCAATACCTTTGTCGTCACTTGACTGCTGTACTACCACCTGACCTAGGGAGCCAAAGCTGGCGTTGTTCACCAGCACGTTCTCATTAGCATCAATCGTGATAGCTGTAGACGTAGCGTTGTCGTCGATGCCGGGGGACGTAAAGCTTGAAGTTGCAGTTAGGTCTGTAAAGGTTCCTGTTTCACCGCCTCCTGTTCCTCCAATCTTTATAACAGTTGATCCAGACTTGGTGTAGAGTTCTTTGTTAGTCAAGTCTACTGCGAGTTCGCCTTCGCTTAACTGCCCTGCTGTGGGCGCACCTGAGCCATTCTTAGTAATAATAGTAGTCATTTAGTATGTGCCTCCGTCAACTGTGGACAGTGTTGTTGCTATAGAAGTCGTGCCAGAGCCTGTGATTGCTCCAGTTAATGTAATCGTTTCGTTGCCTGTAATATAGCCACTGTCGTTAGTCCACTGACTAATGTTCTGTGAGTTAAGCTGTGAGGCCGTAATGCCTCCTAAAGTTCCACCTAACGTAAGGTTACCTGAAGAAGTCACTGTGCCTGTAAGCGTGACACCGTTAACTGTGCCTGTGCCGCCTACGCTAGTAACTGTTCCTGCGTTTGCAGTATTAGACCAAGACGAGCCGCTGTAAACCCTGCTCACATTAGATGTGGTATTGAAGTACCAATCGCCTGCGGTAACGGGATCGCCATTAAGATCAACGGTAGGGTCAGACGCCTGTGCGCCTAAGTACAAGCCATCAATAGCTTCCTGTGCAGCCTGTGCAATAGCCGCACTTGCCGCTGATGCAGTGGCACTACTGGCTGAGTTGGTCGCTGATGTTGCCGAAGCGGTTGCACTGTTGGCTGAAGCAGTGGCGCTAGAAGCTGCATTGGTTGCGCTAGAACTAGATGCTGAAGCTGACGACAGTGCTGATGATGCGCTGGAACTGGCAGAGATTGCCGCCGTAGCAGCCTGAGATGCACTCGTAGCTGCCGTACCTGACGACGAAGCCGCAGAGGTTGCACTGGATGCAGCAGCAGTGGCGCTTCCAGCAGCAGCCGTGGCTTGTGTGCCTGCGTTTGTCTCGGCTAATTCAGCACCAGTCTCGGCAGTCTCGGCAGCAGCTTGTGCAGCCTGTGCGTCTAGCTTTGCTTGGTTGGCAGCAGCAGCGTCAGCCGCCACCCCAGACTCCGAACCCGCAGCAGCAGAGGCGCTATTAGCAGCCGCCGTTGCACTGGCCTCGGCTTCGTTTGCTTTCTCGGTAGCTGTTTGTGCGTACTGGGCAATCTGTGAAGCATAGGCGTCCGTAGACGAATCACCTGAACCTCCATCACCCCTATAAATCGGCATAAGCTACTCCTGAAACAAACAAGAAATAAGAAAGGCCCCCGAAGGGGCCAGTAGAGCCTTACTCGTCAAAGACAGCTAGTACTAAGCCACCTTCAGGACGATACACTTGAACACCGTAGAGGGTGTCAGCGGTGTACAGAGTAGACAAGTACTCTTGCTTGTACTGAGTCTGTGAACGTACATTCATCTGCTCGGCGTGTACAATGGCATCCTTGTGGAAGAACAGACAGCCACGAACGTTAGTCTCAAGCGTAGGACAGTTACTAGATACGTAAATGTCAACGCCGTAGACGTTACCAATCAAACCAGACTTAACAGTGCGGTCATCACGGAAGTCGCTAGATACGTAACGCTCAATACCCATTACTGTCTTACGAGCAGCAGGTGGGATGATCAAGCAACGATCTTCCATTGGTACGTTAGCGTCATCCAGAAGCTTGATAGCCTCGCGGAAGCCAGTGTCGGTGAAGTTGTCACCAGTAGCTACGCCACCAGCAGCATAGGCACTCAGGCCAGTAGCAGCGTCAAAGAAGTAGCTGTTACTGTTAACCCAATCTGCACCAGTAGGAGCAGCAAGGTCAAGAGTTCCGTCACCAAAACCAGTACCACAGTTCATCAGGTCAGTGTCAACCGTCAGAGCCAACTGGTAGCCAGCGTCTTCTGTGTAGAACTGTCGCAGGCTGTTGAGTGCCTGTACTTCTACGATGTCCTCAATGAAACGTGAGTACTCAAAGTGGCGATTGATTTCAATCTCCAACTCTTGCTCAACGTTCGCCTGAATGTTAACCGCAGTGTCTTGCACCTTAGCAGATGCAGCGCCACGGATAGGCTTAGGGACATGAATCTTGTCGCCCTTCTTACCTGTCATTGACATCTTCTTTACAAGAGGTGACATCTTCAGGTTCTTCTGGTATGCTGCGATTACTTCGTCGCTCCAGATTTCAGGGATGAATGTTGCTGCGGCTGTCTTATTGACAATGGAACCACCGCCTACTGTACCGGGATAAGTTTGAGTCGCCATGATAAATCTCCTTTAGATTAGGCTACTTAACACGACCCTCGGCGTACGCTTGGAATATCTCTTCGGATAAAGATGCATAACGATCTGGGTCGGTCTTCATAAGTTTAATAATATCAGCACGACGATATGTTTTCTTACGTTGAGTTTGACCTGTTCCTCGGGCGTTGCCTGTACTCGCAGATTTAACTTGTTGTTTACGGGCTTGCTTCTCAACTGCTACCGTCTGTTTTGCAACAGAAGCTCTCTCTTTCCAGAGGGAGAACAGTTCATCAGCGGCATCGTAATCATACTGCTGGTCTGCTTGTACAAACAATTGAGTCCTGATCTTAGAGCCTTTAATCCACTCAGCAAACTTAGCATCTTGGACAATGGTGTTCATGTCTGGATGCTTGCTTTGAAGTTGTGCCAAAGCTGTTTGTTTTTTATATTGCTGAGTAGCCTGTGCAGCTTCTTTGATGCTAGGATGGTTCTCAATTGCCCTGCTAACTGCGGTCTTTGGATCAACAAAGAAGTCAGTATCGTCTTCTTCTTGCTGTTGTACAGGTGCTTGTTGCTGTGCGAGTTGTGTCTGGATGTGATCATCAACAACTTTACGTAACTCACCTACCTCAGAGCTTTGTTTGCCAAGGAGCTTTTCAGCCTCTTGGTGCATCTGAACAACCTCTTTCAAAGATTTGTTCTGATACTTTTCTGGAACTTCTTCTTGAGCTACCTCAGTTTCCTGAGACTCAATAACTTCCTGCTCTTCTGCAATGTTATCTACGCTGTTGTCTTCTTCTTCTTCCGAACGCTCGTCTACGAGTTGTGCTCGTGCCATATTATTTCACCTTCTCCGCCTAACGGTTGTGGAGTTTTATTTACGTCCAGCCTGTTCATGTTCTCGTACCCACTTCATGTGCCGTCCGGGAAAGTCCCCAGATGCACCTTCAAGTACGCATGGTGTTGCTGAAACGACCCTTGTAGCGTTAGCACCACAACCGCACCTACTGGTTGTAGCGTCAGCGTCTACAAATTCTTCAAAGTAGTGACCATTAGTACACTTAAAATCGTATACTTTAATCATCTTCTGGATTGTTCTGCGCGTCTTCAAAGCTGTTAGTTGTAATAGCTTCAAAGTTTATTAGATGTGCTAATACGTTAAGTTGTCCTTTACGGAAAAACATATCATCTACATCTTTTGTTGCTTCAACTGAGTTTATTATAATTGCATTACTTTTAAAGTCTTCTAGTAGTTGTTTCCAACCATCTGTGTTAAAGATGTCAAAGTAATTATTATAATATGTTTCGTCTTCAGGTTTCATAGAGGCCCTTTGGTTGTCTCATTAGTTACTATACACTATATATTATACCATACTTTTGCTCAAATGTCAAGCCTTTTTGGTACTTTTACCAGTCTTTCTTCGTTTACCGGATGCTGTTACTGCGTGTTTAACTTTAGCTGGGCCAGTCTTTTTAGCTTTAGACTTAGCTTTCTCAGCCGCTGTCATCTTAGCTGCAACAGCTTTAGGGCGGCAGGAAGGGTACGGACGCTTAGATTTCTTAGCGGATTTACGCCCACACTCCTTGCCTGTCTTTAGGTCAACCCAGTCTTCTTTGAACCATTTGGTCAGACCACCCTTTGGTTTAGCCACTGTACTTACCTCCGCGCTTTTTGTATTCTTTGGTTAACCAGCCTGAAGCATAGGCAGACGGCCAAACATCAAACTTACGTTTAGCCTCCGCTTTGACTCTGGAATACAACGCAGGGTTAGAGGGCTTTGGACTTTTACTTTTTGCCTTTGGCACGTTTCACCTTCTTTCCTGTTTTGGCTGCGGCTTTCTTAGCCTTAGCTTTACCTGCTTCTGTGTATGCGTACTTCTTTCCGTTTACCATTGGCATAATAGCTTCCTCACCATTTAGATTTATTTGCCCAATAAGCCGCAGACATTTTGCCTTTGGCTATGTTTTTTGCATGACGCGCCTTAAAAGATTTACGTCTTGCTTTCTCTTTAGGAGTGCTGGGATTTTTACCTGCACCACTAACACCTTGCTGTCCATAGCGTATTGTCTTAACCTTGTCACCTTCCTTGGCTACAACTACGTGAGACTTAGTAGGGTGGCTAGGCGTTCTCTTCGGTTTGTTGAACCCGCTTACCCCTGCTCTTGCTAGGCGTGGATCTTTTTCCTTGCTCATTTAGGCTCTCCTCCAAACGGGCTACCTTCTCTTCTAGGTTCGACAGGCGGTTGAACTGGCCTTTGAACGCTTCGTTGACTTGGCTGATTAGGTTCTTGAAGTCTTGCTGGGTCATTAACATTTATCTTAGCCTCTACTTCTTTGTCTTTAGTGATTGCTTGTGCGACTTTTAGGCGGCGCTCAAACTCTTTGTCGTCTTGATCTCCCGCTTGAAGATTGCGTGTAATGGCCTCAATGCGTTTGATCTCAACCTCTTGTGGCTCAAGCTGCGCTTCGACAGAGTACTTCTGTGCTCGTGCCTGCGACTCTTGTGCCTGTGCTGACAGTGCTGCTGTCTGCGATTGCTGTAACGCAAGCTGTGCCTGTTGTGCTTGCTGCGCCGCCTGTTGTGCTTCTGGGTTGGGCTGACTAGCTTGCTGCATAGCTCCGATAAGTTCTTCGCGGTTAGACAGGTTCATATTGTCAATAATGCTTTGAATGAGGACTGGATAGATTGGGCTATCCTGCTTCATCGTCTGTAAGAGTTGTACAAGCTGTGTGACTTCGTACTCACGAGCAATGATGCCCAGCGTAGAGGTTGCGTTAAACTTGTAGTCCTTTACAGGATAGTTCTCTGGGTCGAACTGCATGTAACGGTACGCAGCTTTCTTAACAAACGGAATCAGGAATGATTGCTGGAAGTTTATCAGGGTGCGTTTATGGCGTTTAATGATAGCACCGAGAGACATAGAAATGCCAGCGGCAGTAGCTTCACCATTAACGTTGCCAGCGAGTCCCGCTGAATCAACTGCTCCAGTAGCTTGTTGTACCATTTGCTGAAGAGAGGCTGCTTGGGCGAACGTGATCTGGCCCACTTGACCAAAGTTGAACGGCTGTAAGACTTCACGAGGATCTCCATTAGTCAGGATTGTTTTGCCGGGACGTATTTCTGGCTTTGCCCCGCGTGGAAACTTAGTAGCATCAATGGCAAGCATTGGATGAATGGTGAGGCTCAAAGCGTCAATACGCGCACGTAGCTCAGTATCCAAGGCTTTCTGGCTGTTGTAACCCTTCTCACACACGCCACGACCCCAGAACATAGAAGGCACTACATCCCACGGAAACGCAACTACAGGTCTGTCTTGCATCATGTAGGGGTTTGCTTCAGCCTTAAGAAGGACGCCGCCGTTAGCGACAACAACAACTGCCTCTACATAACCTGCGTCACCTTCGATTTTCTCGTCAGTGGCTTCTTCTAGCATGTGCTTAGGAACAAGACCATAGTACTTTGTCAGACGAACTTTGTCGTCACTGTAGACTGTAATGTCTTGGTCAGGCTCAAGGTTTGTGTCAGGAGCCGCTGTGCCTACGTAGGTGTCCCTGTACACGCCGCTTTCTTGAAGCTGCTCTACGTGGTGGCTTCCAACAAACTCGTCTACAGCGACGCCCATAGCGTCCTCAATGGACGTTGCTACAGGATCAATCAGGAAGTTCTGCGGCATGACAGGCTTGAGCTTAACAACTACACGATCTGTAATGTTAACACCCACTGCCTGAAGCTGCCCATCCATGATCGGCTGGGTAGCTGGAGCCATTTCTTTGATTTCTTCAATAACAATCTCGCCAACACCTGTACCGAATACAGCCGCGTTGATAAGACACTCTGCGACAGCCTTACGAACTTTGGTGTTCTCAAAGTCTTCAGTAAGTTTGTTACGCAGATAAAGAACGTCCTGAGATTCTTTGTCGTTAAAGTCGT